TTGTGAAAAAGTTGTATCTGTGAAATTGATATAATTTCCAGCGTACATATTTTTAGTTTGGGTTGGTTGTAAGGGTGCGGGGAAACTCCCCGGATTAGCTACAAAAGCCATATTGTTTTGATTTTAAATATTAATTATTTCTTCCATTTCTTTATTCGCAATTTATTAGGATTATCATTATCATTTGAAATAGCTCGTACTCCAGATGTATTATTTTTAGGCATTGAAGAGTTGTCACTTCTTGGATCCATATTTATATTCTTAGACTTTTTAGCAGATTCTTTTATAGCGTCGGCACGGCCTTGGTCATAAAAGTGATTAGCTACTTTATCTGCATTTTGTGCAGTAAACAAAGCCTTGTGATATTTTTTAGCATCTACAATATGTCCTTTACTATCTAGATGTGAACCTATGAAAGTGGAAATATTCATTTGCGACTCTTTAATTTTATTAGGATTTTCTACTTTAAAACGATATTTGTTTTCACCGACATTAAAATCAAAACCTTTGAAATTATCGTTAAAAACTTTATTAGTTTCTTTTTGAAAGTCTTCTTGCCTAATTTTACTACCTTCCTGTTGTTGCTTATGATTATTATAAAACTCAATTGCTTCAGTTTGTTCTGGACTAATATCATTTTGCTTTCTTAACTTAAGATCAGCATAATATTCGTCTTTACTAGAAGTGAAATGATTTTGAGCATTAAATAATTCTTCTTTAAAAGCTAATTGTTTAGCTTTTATATCTTGAGGATCATCCTCATCTCCATTATATGCAAAATTTTTATTGAATAAAAAATCAATATCTTCTGAATTTAAATGGGGTTTTGTTTTTTGATAGTATTCTCTCAATAAACTAGTATTATCCATGTTAGTTACATCGCGATTGAGATTAACATAATCTTCAACTGTGCCGCCTGTATCTTGCATAAACTTAACAAGTTTATCTATATTTTCTGGTAGAACTTGTTGTTCTTCTACAAATTCTTTTTCTTTGACTGAAGGAACAGTTTCAATTGCTTCTTCAACTTTATCATCTTTTATTAATTCTAATGGAGAATCAGATTCTTCTAGTACTTTTTCCTTGTTTTCAGTAATTTCATCTTTCTGATTGGGTTCGTCCCGCAATGCCACTTTGGCTTTTTCCCCGCTTTCAGTGCTTTGCTCTCCTGTGTCTTGCACGCTATCAGTTGTTTCCCCTTGTACGGCATTTTCTTCAGTTTTTGCAGGTTCGTCTAAATTTACTTTATAAACCCCATCATCTTGTAATCCAAAAGATTTATCAACTTCTCCATTTTCTACGGCTTGTTCTAAAACTGCAGTTTCTTGAGATTGAGGATTTGTATCCGCATCTGGTACGGCTTGTACTTGTACTTTTTCTTCCATAATATAATATAATTAATTGTTTTTTATCTTGGTTCAAATCTAGATAGATCTATACCACCTAAAACATCATTTCCTTTTGATTCAAAAGATTTTTTAGGTTTACCAGTATCTGGCGGTCCAGCTACACTGTTAACTGACATTTTAGTGTTTGCAATTTCTTTTTGCGTTTCATTTTGAGCTTGTACTAGTTCTTTTTGAGCTTGTAATTCTAATTCTTTTAATTTAACATTTAAATCATATTCAAATTGCATTAACTCTTTTTTAGTTCTAGCTTCTACTTCTAGTTTTTTAATTTCAAATTCAATATCAGCTGATCTGTATTGTATTTTAGATTCAGTTTTAACTTGTTCAGCATTTGCTTTAGCTGATTCAACCGCTATTTGAGCTTGTCCTTGAGCTTCAGCTTGAGCAGCACTAGCAGCGGCAGCTTGCTGTTGATCAACTTTTTGTTTTTGTAATCTTCTAAATTTTAATAATTGATTAGCTAATTGTATGTTTTTAATTTCTCTAACATCTATAGCGTCTTCTAAGAATATACCACCACTTGCTAAAGCAACTTGTATATTAGCCTCAAGTAAAGCTTTTTCTGTTTCATCAGCTTCTAGTTCTATAAATATACCAAAATCATGTAAATGCATGTTTTTCATTTCTTCTAAAGAACCAACTGAAAAACTACCTAAAGCACTTATAAACGCTTCTTTAGTTGGATGATATTCTAAAACGTCTTTAAATCTAAGAGCAATGCATTGAGCTAATTTTGTAGTTATAAACATACTACTGTCTAGTATATGTCTTGTAGCAACATTACTATTAGCGGCTGCTAATTTTTGAACTCCAACTAATGAGTTAGGATCAGGATCAGAACCATCTCTAGCTTCGTTTAATCCTGTTATATCTCTAATCATTTGTATGTACTGATTATAAGCACCTACTAATATTTGAACTTGTCCACCACCACCACCTGGCAATTCAGTTATAGGAATTTTACCCATATTCTGATCGCCTTCAGTTGTCAATGATCTACCTATTATAGAACCAGTTTGAAAGTACATATTCAAAGCCTCTTGAGGATTGTAATTAGTACCATTACCTAAATCTATTTCAGCTAATCCATCAGCGTCTAAATAAACACCAGAAGGAGTCATTCTCTGAATAGCCTGTTGCATTTTTAAATGCGTTAATTGTATAAGATCGGCATAAGGCATCATTTTAGAAACCAAAGAACTTATAGCACCTCTATATATTCTTGGAGCACTTACAACATAATTCATTAATACTAAATTAGTATTTGAATTAGGTCTAATCATGTTAGTTGCTTTTTCCCATTTTAGCAATTTTTGTGATCCTAACATTGATACACCTTCGTATACAACTTCAACAGCTTCTGCTACTTTTTTAAATCTATTTCTTTTGTCCTTAGGTGGATTAAATGAATCATCTTTTCTTATGGCTTTTTCAGATCCAGTAGATGTTTCTTTTACTTTATAAACATTATTTTCCCAAGTTTTCCAGTTAAAATATAAAACAGAAACTAAATTGTTATCATTATTATTAGCAACAGTGTTGTCATTATAAGATGTCCAATCGTAATTTTGTCTAGCTAATTCTTGAAACTCTTCGTTTGATATACTTGGAAATTCTTTTTTTAATTCATTTAATCTAACTCTTTTAACTTCACCAAAATAATAACAATCACTAAAATTAGGATCTTCAGTATATGACCATATTAAATTAGCTGGATCAACGTAATTAAGTTTTATACCATCTGTATTATTGAAAGTACATTTAGAAGCGCCTATACCTAGCACTGCTAAATCATAATCAACTCGTTTTTTTATTTCAGAATATTCATTACTAAGCATTACATTGTTTATAGCTTGCTCTTCGGCTATTTCAATACCTTGCTTATAATTTAATTGCATGTATAACTGGAATTCTTCCGAGTTTAATGGCAGTTGATCTTCTGGAACTGCTCTTGGTGCTTGTCCAAGTGCACCTTCCATTGCTTTGAGCATTTGATTTGTAGCTAAATCTTTTTCAATGCCTTGTACGTATTTTGTTTTCCTGTCTGTAGATAAAGGATCTTGGCCAACCGCTTTTATAGAAAAAAGTCTATCTTGCATACCATTAACTACTATATCTACAAATTTAGGTATAATAGGTACTGGTTTCCAGTCTAAGTTTAAATAAGATAAATCTCCATTAACAGAAAATTCATCTTTATATTTACCTATAGATTGCTCACCTCTAGCATATAATCTAAGCGTATGGTATTGATTTGAAGATTGAAAGAATCTTCCTACATTACCATCTCTATTAAACCAGTCTTGCTGTATAGCGCTTGATACTCTTAAGCCATAGTCATCAGATTGCTTTTCAGAATCCGAAACTGCTTGACTAGGAAATGAACTGTATTGTCCTGTTGTTACTGCCATATTTATCTTATTATCTCACTTCTTGATCCTTTGTTGTTGTATTTTGAAAAACCAAAGTCAAGTTTTTTTACTGTTCGTTCTGCATTAGGTCTATACATGTGTTTTCTACATGCCATTAAAGCTAGACCACTACTAATAGAAGCATCATGTGCTGTTCTTTTTGATATATCAAATTTAGCCCAATCTTCTAATGTTCTTTGAAAAAACATATCACCATGGTCATCTCCTTTAGATCCTACATATTCTTCTATGTAAGATTCTATAGCAGCTGCATGTGCTTGTTTTATATCTTCTGAAGTATTAGGTATACCACCTAATTCTGCTTCTGTTTTTGATAACTTACTTCTAAGTTTATCTGGTCTATTCATTGAAAAACCTCTGTAACCTCTTCTTTTAAAATGATATAATAGTCTTGGTTTATTGTTTTCAGCAAGTATTGGCATTCCGTAAAATACACAAGCCATTAAAACATCTTCAAAGAATATTTCAGCTGTTTGAGGTCTAGCTACGTATTCTAAAAAAAACTTAGTACTAGGTATTAATGGATCCATTGAAAATGTAGTTAAACCATGAAGTGCTCCGTTTGAACCTCCACCGCCTACTGTTCCTGATATGTCATATGAATCACATCCAAATGCACCTAGGCCATCATTTCCAGGATATTTAATTCCACTTTTATTTATTATTCTATTCCTATGATTAACAGGTGGTATCCATGATATGTAAAACCGACCTTTTATATTTGGTTGCCAAACAACATCTCCGTCAATTCTACCATTATTCCATCCAAAATTACCTCTAACAACATTACCTTCTCTTGTCATAACTTCATTAAAATCTATTTGTTCATAGATTTTAGTTAAATTAAATAAAGAGTTAATTGTTTCATCTCTAAAAGCATGTTTTTCTGATCTTGGAAATTGTCTATAATACTCATTTAAAGCATCACTGTCGCTTTTTAATCCATCAACTTCATTCTCCCAGTGTTCAACGACTCCCGTATATATTTTATCTCCATCAATTCCTTCAACCGGTTCTGATGGTGTATCGAAGACAGGATACCCATACTTATCAATAAACCCTTCATATCCCCATTCCATAGGTATAAACAAAGAATATAATCCACTTGTAGTCTGGCCGTTGCGATTTCGTTTTGTAACATCTGAATTATAAAATAACTTTTTAAAATTATCACCACCTTTAGCTAGTGCATTAGATGTTGATCCCATCATACATTTACCAACTATACGAGCTCCTAATCGTAAACACGTTTTTGTAACCCTCCAGTTGTTGAGGATGTTGTCGGGCCTCTCCCATTTACCCGATTCGTCATGGACGAGGAGTTGTAATTTCTCTCCATCGTACGAGTTGTCCCCTGTGTTCTTCCAGTCGATTGTTGTATCCAATCCGATCCCCAGGTTTTTTTCTTCTTGACCGGTTTCTCTAAGGGAATTTCTGGTAAGTCTTTTGGATGGTATCTTGTAGGATAATTCTGTTTTGGGACGTTCCATTCCGTCCTGTATTGGTTTGAAGAAAAACGGGTAGTTGATTGAAATGGGTACAATCTTGTCTGTAAACATCTTCTTTGCATCCGCTCCAGTTTTAGATAAAACGCCAAATCTAGAGTCCTTGGAAGTGGTTGCCAAATTGACTGTCTCTGATGACGCCATGAAGCTAAACCCAGACCGTCTATTCTTGAGGTAGCACATTCCGTAAGATCTTTTATCAGCCTTGCATGCCTCCCAAAAGTAGTAAAAGATTCTGTTTGCCTGCCTAAAATCAGGCGATCCAACGTCGATCTTTGTCCAAGTGAGATATACATAGTGCGATCCTGTAATGTAGTTCGCGGAACCGTTGCACATGAACCAATAACCATCGTTACGATTATTAAACTCATTGTCAATGTACGAGTAGTATTTATCTTTAATATCTTCAGAACACGCTTGAAAATCATATATTGTTTTTAATTTACTTAGTGATTCAGGTTTATTAGCTACTTTAAATACTTGATTAGCTTTTTTAAGATCTTCTCCATTGATTTTTTCTGGAGTTTTAGGTAAACCTACCTTAAGACCTTGTATTTCATATATATCACCTAATGTACCATCTTTACTTATTATTATACAGTCTAAATCCTGATTATAGCCGTACTCAAAGTTTTTATGTTTATTAGTATGTTTTACTTTTTTATCAGTTAAATGATCAGTATGTATAGTGTATAGTTCTTGTTTGTACATTATTTAATACGATTTTCAACACCTAAAAAAGCTTTCTTTTCTTTACCATCTTGTGTTTCAGATAATTGCTCTATTTTTTCTATTATCTTTAGAGAATCTTCTATAGCAACCCATTTGGCTTGAGCTGCTGTTTTAGCTTTTTCAGGATCTAGTTCAACTAAATCAATATTTTGTCTTATAACTTTTTCTAATTCTATTAAAGCAACTTCAGCTGCTTTAACTACTCTTTGCCTTCGATCCATAATTAATTGTTATATGATTTGATAAAATACGGTATAATTTTTGACCTTCTATATTAAACTCATATTCTGAGTCCGGCATAAACCCTATGATGTCTCCTTTAGACACTCCTAATGAACTTAAATGATCATTAGTGTATACAAGCTCTCCTGATAGATTTTCATCACCCTGAACAGCCCATTCGTCTTCTTTGATTACTGGTTTTACAAAACAATATCCAGGTAGACTTTTCCAATCATTATCTCTTTTGTAAGCAAAAACTTGATCAGGTGTTACAAAATAAGTATCCTCAGTTAAAAAGTTAGTAGAGTTTTTTTCTACACCTCTTATGTCATACCATTTTCTAAATACATTATGATGCACTATAATGTCATCACCTTCTTTTACTAACGATTCTCCCGAAATAGGGCAACTAACAACAGTACCGATACGGTTAACAAAAATATGGTCACGTTCTGTAATTTCAGTATTAATAATTAATTCTTTTTCGTCGATTTTAACCGCATTGTTGTAGCGATTATTAGTAGATATAATATAATTGAATAATCCTTTCATTAATAATCTAAATTATATTCAACAGATAC